TGGTATATTTGTTTGTGGTTATTCAAATATACAATAAGTTCAGCGGTTTTCTTCTTTTTTTTACAATTATCTACAATCTATCACTCGAAATGTCGGATGAACCGTAAATTTTATGTCAATTATTACTGTGAATTATTATCTTAGGATCTTCCCAAGTTGAAACGTCTGGATAATTCCTTTTTCTAAATATTAATGTTCCGTCTATTGCTATTCCGAAGATGAAAACAGCATCTTCTAATTGTTTTATAACCAATCCTTGAACGACATTACCGTAGAATCCTTCTCCAGCAAAAGCATTGAAATTGGAAACGAAAGGTTGAATTGTTTTTATAGGCATTTCATTTACAAAATCCGTAAATTCACTCCATGAAGAAAACGATTTTGTTCCCTTCGGATTTCCCAACAGTTCTCCCAGTTTTGATGCAAGCGACTGCATCGTCATTTTTGCCGCATCCCCGCTACTTTGTAAAACTCTTACATTTGCAGCATCCGTCACTGTCGGAAGTTCATTCTCATACACGTCATTTCCTGTTGCCGCAGCGGCAGCAAATGTTGAAGTTTCTGACAAAGCCATAACCATTCTTGTGGAAACCATGTCCACCATTTCATCTACTGTCACATTCTGCTCGTTACCGTCTTTATCTACAGCCTTGAAGCCAACTATATTTTCAAAATTCAAATTACTCATAATATTCAATTTTATAAAGTTCTTATATAAGTTTTCCACGCTTTAGAAGTGCCGCCAACCGATTTGTACAGCTTCTTCCTGCCACCTTTTATCTTGTACCGGGAAAGGTTGTTCCCGTTATAGTTCACGGGATAATCCGGATTGCCTTCGTTGGCATACGCCTCCATTTCATACGGAATGGTATAATACGCTGAACTCGCAGGATGGCAGATAGGGTTTCCCTTGATCCACTCGACAAAATACCGCCAATAGTATTTTACCCATGAGCCGATAACCTGTGCCTGACGCAGGTGTATGGTTTCGTGCGTCAGGCTTTCCTTACCCGCATAGGTCTGCATATACCTATCTATGTTCTCCTTGTTCTCGGCACGGTATATCATCCGTCCGCACCACATCATGAAACGGTATCCCTTGAAAGGATAATGCTTCATGGCAAGCAGCTCAGGAGTATCAAAATCACCCGGCTTGCTTGAGAACAGCATCTTGATTAATTGCCATAATTCTTTCATCATAGCGTTTCTATTTCGTATTCTAGTTTTGTAATATGGTTGTCTATACACGTATTCACCTCGTCATTGAAGTTTGCTATATCCAGTTCCACACATCCGGCACTTGACCGGGCGCTGCTGTAGATACGGACATAGCCTCCGTTATTCAACGTTTCCTTAGCCAGCTTCAGTTTCGCCAGTTCGTCATTGATCCGGCTGGCGCGTTCCAAATTCTCAATCTTCATGTTGTTCCTCCTTCTTTTTATCCAGATAATCATTCAACGAATCGGCCAGCAAGCCGGACAACATAGGGGTAGAACGTCTTATGATATCCACCTCCTCTTCGTCAAGTTCCACACCATCTACAGTCGACTTGAAGATTTTCTCCGCAAGGAGATGCGCCTTCAAACCCGCTACGTTCTTGTATATCCAGTCACCGAAGGCTTCAGTGATGTTACTGGCTATAAGCTTTTCTTTTTTAATCCCGTCGTAAATCGGAAATTGTGCAAAATTTATTTTCATACTTTATATTTAAATTATCCGCAATAAAACATAACCCAATAATTACCCATACACTTAATGAAGCCGGATGCAAAATCCAAATCAATATAAGACACCTCCTGTCCTCCGGGAGCAGGCAGGATCCGTCCTCCTGTCAATCTTACTCCGCCGCTCATACGTTTGAAGTATATGGTATGTCCCGGAACATCCGGAGGAAGCGTCACTTCTATATTGTCTCTATTAATAAACATCACATTATCATCGTTGTTGTTCAATGAAGCTTTGACAGAGATATTCCTCCAGTTGCCAACTATGCCACGGATGGATACATAGCTGTCATTGTTCGGATGAAGGAAAATGTTACCTCCCTCCACGAACAGAGGAATGCTCAGGGTCTTGATGTGCATCCCGATCATAGCATTTGGACTCTGTATATCAATTCCGGCATCATACTTAATCCCTTCAATAGTACCAAACGCCGTGTTTCCTCCGATTTTTACACGTGCAAATGTCCTTTCGTTATAAAACTCTATCTGTCCGGCAGACAGATTGAAACCGACGTATTTATTTGTTTCCTTTTCATAAAGGATCTTTGAGGACAATACTCCCGAATCGATGGAGAACGGACCGATACATCCTTTATCCGCTGTGATAGTTCCGGTTATCTCTGCATTCTTACATTTGAAATACCCGGTTTCACCGTTGATAAGAAGAGTTTCACCTTTGTCGTTAAAAGACTTGAGAACCTTGTCTTTAAACATAAATCCGGCTACATTCGCACCATCGGCAAACAGGGTGTCAGTAGCGATATTCACAAACTTCTGCATGGCTTCCCAGTTCGAATCCCCGTTGGCTGATGTGGGTGCAGCGGTAACGGAAGCACCGTAATTCTTTACAAGGAAATTATAATAAACTCCCCCTATCAGATATATGACCTTATCCCGGTAATCCGCATTCCAGACATAAGTCTGTCCTGATGTGAATACACCTCTGTCACGGGGAAACGCCCCTGTTGCTCCTGTTGCTTCTATGGAACCATCATTAGCAACACCCACCCCTTTTTCAGCGATAAAATTATTATTCCATGCGTTCGCGTCCGATGCGGATTGATAAGCCCGGACGGTAAACTGGGTGTATCCGGCTGTCGCTGGAACGGATATCTGATTGCTTAGGGTAGCACCTACATGCGCCAGCCAGCTTCCGTTGTATTTGCGTGCAGCAAGATAGAACCTGTTCGTATCGCTCACATTGCCGCCTACATTCTGTTTCATGGTAACGACAAACGCTGATGGTGACGGTGTGCCTGTTGACGTGAAGTTTATCGTGCTTACCGGGCTGTCAAGCCAGTACGAAGCGGACGGTTCGACACCGGAAGTCATTTCCTGCCAGTCGGAGTTGACAGCCTTGTCCGATCTCTTCCCGGAAAGTATGTAACCGCCATCCTTCTTCCTTAGATAACGCCCACCTCTCACACGAAGAAGCGGAAGTGGCGGATTGGATGTTTGAACCTTGCTTAAGTAAGATCCCCCGGCAAACGATACTGTACTGTTCTTTGCATACGGGGTTTTGGCGGATTCCCAATGACCGGCTGCTGTGATGCTCTCACCGTCAGCACCGTCCTTACCGTCAGAAAGCATGGGAACGGTTTCAATATCCACTATCTGGTCATTCACATAGAAAACAAACTTCAATGTCTTCGTAAAGTTTCCGCTTGATATGGCTGTATTGTTGTTTATGGTAGTTTCTGTTCCACCGTCTATGCTGTATTTCAATGTACCGTCCGTTGTGGTGGATATCACGCCTCCCACTGACTTTTGCCTGTAACATGATACGGAAGACACGCTGTAGTTCCCATTCTTGTCCTTGCTTACAGAAGTGGCAGAAACGATTATACTGTATAGCACGGCATCTGAACCGTCCGCACCTCCACGGACCCCGGCTACAGTGAATGACAGATCACGGGAATACTGCTGCCCGTTCTTTGTAGCCCTGATTGTGATCTTCACCGTGTTTGTCGCAGCAAGAGTAACTCCGGCAGATACCGATATTGTCACCACTCCCGTATTCTTGTCTGTCGCACACAGAAGATTTGTGTCAGGTGTACAGGTGATGCTGTCAAGCGTGAGCTTCTCCGTTCCATACCACATACTGACAGTTGTATTCCAAGTCTGTGAGGATACGACCTTCCCATCTGAAGTAAGGGCTGCATTGACCATCTCGTTATCAAAGTCTGCCATGATGGCATTCTCCCCGTCCTTACTCCAGCGATGCACCACGGCAGGAGTGCTGAACTCTGACCATACACCGTTTTCCTTAAAACGTGTACAACCCCATTCAACCTGATGGTCTGCGTCCGTACCAAGATAATTATCTGTCCAGCCTTCCGGAACATAACCATCTTTCTGCTGACTGTCCGGCTTTTCAGGAGTGTTATCTATGATATTGCCTCTTGTATATATATACTCATAGCCCTTACCGTCTTTTCCGTCCGATATCATAAGCTGCCATCTTCCGTCCTGATAGATGTAGGTAGCACGATCAGTCGTGTTACGGTATGAATCACCGTTTTTCGGATTGGCAGGAGCCGTGGCAAATTCACCTAGGAAAGTGATGCTCTCGCCTTTTAGCTCACGCCCGTCAAGCAACATATTCCAATCCTCGTTAACCTCCCAGTCGGCAGGTTTCCCGGCAAGATAGTAACCACCGTCCTTCTTCCTTAAGAAATTGCCACCTTTGACACGCAATATTCTGATGGGAGGATTGGAGGTTTCCACCTTGGATATAAAGACACAATTGGCAAGAGTGACCATTGTGTTGGCTTTGTACGGAGTCTTGGAGGACTCCCAATGACCGCCACCTACTACGGACAATCCCGGATCACCTTTTTGCCCTTCCGCCACTTGTTTCAACCACGCCGGATTACCTTCTGACGGTTCTGTTGTCGTTCCGTTATCATCAACACACAACCACAAAGCCCCGTTATGTGACACCCGGTCATAGTAGGCGTACTTCCCTGCAACCCATTCACCCTTGTCCAAGGGTACACGAACCTTGTTCCCCGTTATCTCATCTATCTGAAAGATAAGACCAGTCAATAAGACCTGTTGCAACACGGCTGAATATTTCTCGCAATCAATTCCGTTAACGGTCATGCCCTTTTTTTTGCCGAACCACGCAGGCATCTGCGCCGGCTCCGGGTCCCAAGTGTTGGCATTGTCAAAGAATGTAATACAGTTGTTTCCGTTGACTGAATCAATAAGTATATAAGTCTGACGTTCCGGGTCCGTAAAGTTACCTGTTTGTGCCAATACCATCTGCTCGGCAGGTTTCCAGTCAGAATGCCCCGGACGGGGAATGACAGTAAACTTCTTGGCAGTATAATCTGCGGCAGTCACACGGAATTTCATTTCTTCAAAACCGTTCAGTTTGCCTTCGCTATTCTTAGTCACAAAATAGGTGGTAAGGATATCATCAACAAACTGGCTCAATCCGTCCGCATCTGTCAGATCGGGAGTGATGGTGTAGGTTCCATCGCCGTTATCCACGTATGACAATACGGTACAACCACCACCGGGAGAGTTTACCATACGTCCTTTGAAATAGGTTGTACGGTTATAGGCTATTTCAGGTACAAACAGACGTTTTCGGAAAACTCCGCTTTCCATTTCAAGATTGCCTTTTTCGTCTATGTATCCACCTAATACGCCGGTAACGAAATCACCGAACTTGGCATATTTCTTAATGACAGTTCCGCCCAGTAATGATAAAAGAAAATTTGTAGAATCCTCCTTGTCTTTGCGCAAAAAGTATTTGGTGAGCTTTTCTATATCAGAATTATCCATGTTTTCTAGAATCCCGATAAATATGCGCCCAATTCTTTCAGCTGTATTCTCTCCTTCTGTAGATGCGTTTCTTACTTGAAGAGCCAGTTTCTTTAATATGTCAACAGAATCGCTCATTCTCCTATTACACGAAAAACAGTTCTATTAGATTTTAATTTCCCTTCACCGTTATAAAGTGGCATACCGCATTCTTTTAGGTAAAGCACGCATTCTTTCAGGTAGCGGTCAGCTATACTACATGCATCGCTATACACCATCATCTTTTCCTTGAATACTGTATGACTGCTATATTCACCTTCCTTGTTCACGAAGCCGAAACGGGATACATTTCCATCTCCATTTTTGACAATACAGGCATAGGTATAATAAGCCAAAGCTACGCGAAGTCCAGTGATGATTATCTTCTTTTTACATTTAGTTTCATAAGTACCTCCGTCAAGCAGTAGCTGGTATTTTTCAGGATTTTTTTTCACGTCAAGGAACAGTTCGTCTCCCAACGCTGATTTGATGTAGATATTCTCCGACTCACGGATGTAGGTTTCTATCTTGTCAGGATCGAGATGTACAGACATTCCGCGAGACAAAGCCGATACCTCATCTGTTGTTATTAGATACTGCTGCATTTCGTACATACTTTAATGGTTCCACACTATAATCATTAGAGGGGTTGACTACTTCATACCAATAGCTGAATATACGGCTAAAGGTACGCTCTATTAAGCGTTGTTGCTTGCTTACGATAGAATTGTAATACTCGAAAGCATCTTCCAAAATATCGCCTGAGAATCCGACTTTACCAATACGGATGCAATACCATGGCTCTTGGCCATAAGCTGAATAAATACGTTCAACCACACTTGCGTCAGTAACGGTAAATTCTTTGTCGTAATTTTGTGAGTTCAGATTTATTATTTCAGGTTTTTCCTCATCGCTTTCTAAAGTAACTTCCATAATCTTTCCTGCATTCGTATCACCTTGCAACTGGATGAGTGTATTTGAGAAACTGTCGTCATCATTTGTATCTTTTACTTCGTTGCCTTCTTCGTCAAAGGTTATGTTCGATCCCTTTTTGGTGAATACCATAGCGCCAGGGAAGAAATTATTTCGTACATTTCTGTACTTGACATTGGACAGCCCTTCATCGGTACTCATTTCTGTAGCCACCCGGTCACCTTTCCCGACAGGATAAGTATTTTTCCCGGCCATTGACACCCATAGGATTTGACCTTTGTAGTATTCAATGCCTCCGGCTGCTTCTATTTGAGCCAGTATAACATCTTTTTGAGGGTTAAAAACATCTATATAGTCGATGTTTTCTTTCTTGACCTGCAGAGCTTTCCCTTTACGTGTCTTCTTTCCGCTCCAGTCTGGATGTACTGCTATTTTTGCCACATAACCGTTTTCATCTTCTTCTGTCAGACGGCAATTTTCAAATGGTACGTGCTGCATCTCCACTATCTCACAGAAAACATTGTAGTTAACATGGATTGCTATTCCATTGAGTTCGGACATGTCTTTACATAGTAACATGTGCACATCATCCAATGTGTCACCTTTTCGATTGACTACATATTTGGAAAAAGCAACCTCACGGAATCCGTTTCCTTCAATGAAGTCAGCGAAACGGTCTGAGCATTCAGATGCAGTAGAGCTTGCAGCAATGATATTCTTTAATGTCTGCGGATATAGGTTGTCCTGTCCGTAGGCTTGAATTCCTAGATTTTGTAAATAGCTTGTATCAATGCGGTTACTGCTTTTCTTTTTTAGATCTCTTACTCTCATATTCGCGAGGTTTACGTTCGTCCTTTATTTCTTTTATTCAACTTTATCTTCGCCTTCTCCATTCATTGCGTTCACAATTTCAATGGCCTTGCTTAGATGCAGATTCAGAACTTTTTTACTGATTTTCTTGCCGTTGATTTGGAAATCTTTCAACGTGTCAGCCACGGATTCTTCAGAAACTTCGTCTTGTAATGATTCTACCATTGAATCAAGCAGGCTTTGATTGTATCCACATTTGTTAACACGTTCTTTCCAGTCCGTAGGTACATGGGCGAAATAAATTTCACCTTTCGGATTTTTGGCAAGGTACTTTTCAGCAACTTCATCAGTGAGGTTGTCATTAGTGTACATTTTATTGCTTCCGAACTCCGGTTGAAGCAGGACACCATTCTTTAATATATAATTACATTTTTCTTTCATACGGTTATTCTTTTTGATGTAAACAGTCATTTCGATTACAGCATCGCGATAGCAGTCGTTACACGATGTCTTGGTGAATTCTTTTCCTAATACTTCCTTGTACAATCTTTCTATCTCCGATTTATCAGAAGAGGAGTAGGAGGGAAGTTCTCCTAGCTCCTTTAATTTATCAACCACTTCTTCTAACTCCATAATCATTCAGTTGGTTTTGTCAGTGTTTCAACAAGCGTTTTTGTCGCATCGTAAGATGTTTTGTACAAGAATAATGCTGATTTGGGAACCTTGGTTTCTTGCAAAGAGATATTCCATCCCCCTTCCGTTTCTTCGGAATACTTGTCATTGCCGATCTCTGCGGCTTTCAAACCTTGGTAGTAACCGTAAACCTGGAAAGCTGAATCTCCCGGATTTTCGGTTTTATTTAACCCTTTGGCTTTATTTTCCAATACAACGACAAAATCACCGTTAGCAAGCCCGTCAATAATGTCATTGCATACATCGGGGTCATTTGCTAATACAACCATGTTCACTATGTTAGTAAACGTGTTACGATAGGTTCCTGTTGCCAAGGTTGTATTGGTACCAGTAAAGGGGGTTGCACCGAATACCTGTACCTTGTAACCTTTTTTACCTGTTTTCAGTGCAAGAGTTTCGATCACATTCTTACGGGTTGCGTTGAATGTAACCGCACCGAAATCCACGTCTGCGCGATTCATTATCACACCTTCCTGTTCCAGCCCGGGAACGATAGGATCATCGCACGATGGTGCGATGTCCTTTTTGATTGTTATATCACATATTGCCATATTTGCTCTTTTTCGTTAGTATGCTACCTGTACCAACTCATCTTCGCCAATCATGGAGCCTAATTTTCCTGTTGAATAAATGTAGTTCTTGCGGGCTTTCTTATCAAACCAGATATCCAAGTCCGACATCGGTTCGGTGCCCTCACATCCATACATCAAGTTCTCAGGAGAACATAAAACAGCACGATGCGGTAAGTTAAGTTTGGTTTTGTTGTTCTGATAGGCTTGAATAAATCTATCCCAAATGGAACATTTAACGATGGTTGTTCCATCGTATTTGCTGACCTCTACACCGTCAAATACAACTTCCCAGGGCATGATTACCTTGTACTTTTCTTTCATATCGTGAGTCAGAGCATCGCACATTGACTTGGTGGCGAAAATTGCGCATCCGTCTTTTTGGAAAATCCGGCTGTCGGCATCTTGCAACATCGCATCGAATATTGATGTGGCAATGCCTGTTTCTTTCATCTTTGATTTTTGTAATGCATATGATTCTTCTGCGTTGGCTGCAATTTCAGTGTGCTGTTCGGCATTGTTGGAACAGATGGCAAACAGACGTTTGAAAAAACCGTCACATGTTTTAAATAGTTCGATGTTTACTCCGTCAGTGATTTGACCACCTCCAGTGACAGACGCTGCTGATTTATCTCCAAACCATGTAAAACGCCACATCATTTTCATCATAGCTTCAGACAGCTTCGGCAGTACAATACCGTCCATATATTCGGTCGATGTCAGGTCTCCTATATTTGTTCCCGTTTTAAGGCAGTACTTGGCAATGGTGTTTTCCAAGTCTGTATAGCACATTTCCAAAGGAATTTGCCAATCCCCGATTTCCCATTCTTTTTGGGCGGCAGCGATAGCCACTTTTTTATATTCAGGGTCGCATCCGGAGCCGGCTACTCCGATATCTTCCATTTCACCGATAAAACCTGCTTTTTTACCGTTAGTCACATTGGGCATAAACGTCATAAAACGCTCCATGTCCTCGTTTTGAAAGACTGTTAACTGAATAAGGTCTTTCAAGTCTTTTACAGCCTGATTATCAGGTGTAAGTTTGTCAAAATCTAAAATAGGCATTTCCCCTCCTTTTATTACTTGTTGTTTCTTTTTTCTCTTTCTTCACGAAGTTTTCTCTGAATAGGCGTTTCATTTTCTTCTACTCCTTTTATACCCTTGTTGAACGTTTGGGTACGAGCTGACACTTTATAAGTACTACAATGTTTTGCCAGCCAGTTTTCGCCCCCGGCCATACGGACTGCGTTCAGAATCTTGTTGTCCTCAATGGTACGGGCATTCGTCTTTAGAGAAGCATTCTCAGTTTCCAACTCTTCTATACGGGCTTTTAAAGCTTTCACTTCATCCTCTTCCAATTCATCAGGATCTTTAATTTCTGTAATAACGCCATCTGTCACAATGATAGTCTTTCCGTCAGGCATGACATGTTCGCCATCGGGACTTGCTGTATCTCCTACTTGGGGTTCACCTTCATCTCTTTCCACGGTAAGCGTGTTACCTTCGGCATTTGTCAATTCCATAGATACGACCTGTACGTCTTCAATTTTTTGATAGCCGCATTTGGCCAGCAGCCTGTCTATGATAGTCTGCTTCACTGTTACTTCTTTTTCTTTGTTCATTTTTTTGTTATTAAATGTGTAAGTTCTCCCTTTGGCAGTTGTAGGCATAAGAACGGTCGTGATAAAACCTAATTGTTTGGCTGTTTCACCACCAAACCAACCGGCTTTATTCATTTGGGCTTCGATAACTGAGGCTTCCGATCCTGTGCGTTCTACATACAAAGCTAGCATCTTGTTTTTTTCACTCTCCAAGTTTGATTTTATTGATTCTAGGGTTTCAAGATCAAGGTCTCCATCGTATGAAGCCATATAAGGCTTGTGAATAAGAAACTTTGCATGTGGATAAGCAAAACGTCTTTCTTTTGCAGCGGCCAATAATATCACGGTTGCCATGGATGCACATCGTCCTACTGCAGTACAGCTGATTTGCTTTCCTGAAGCACGTAAGGCGTCATAAATGGCATACCCTTCAACGGCATCACCACCGCATGAATGTATCTCAATATCAATAACGTGGTCATTCGGATCTATCCAAGATAGGAAATTTTGAATATCGGGAAAAGACAATCCCTCTTCACCAGTTAGATACCAATTTTCCATTTTGTCTTTATCCGCAACAATATCTTTGTTGATGTATAATTTCGCCATATATAATCTATTTTGAAGCAAAGGTAAAAAACGGTATATGGCTATAAGAATTTCAGAACATAATAGCACTGACACGCTTTGTCAGTAAAAAAATAAGGGGAAGAATAATCTTCCCCCTTATTGAATTGAAACGTCAACGGACAACCTGTCAATGACTCTATAGATGGTCCTTTCTGAAATGCTGTATTCATCTGCCAGGTACTGCATGATATATGCCTTTTTATGACCTTCAGCCGTAAGACGGGTGTAGTCTTTATACATTTCTAGGTATTTAATATCTGATGCATCTAATGACATTTCAGACATTATCCTAAGAGTGTTCCTGTTTATATATAATAGTTCGTATGCTTTCATAAACTACCGCTTTCTTCTATGTATTTAATTCTATTCGCAACTGAAGTAAACTCTTCTACAGAAACGACAGGGGCAGGAGCCATCATCATTCCTTTGGCGACTGCTCTGGCCAGCATATCTTCGCCTAAAGTTTGATTATTCGTTGCTGTTACATTAATAGGTACACCTCCACCCATCATATTGAAGGATGATAGGATAGGGGCGAACATGGACGTAGCTTTGGCAGTTATAACGGATTCTCCATTCGACAATTGTGCCGGAATACTGTCGCTCGTTCCTGTCCCCGGTCCTGTAACCAAACCACCTTCTGCAAATTTAGCACTTTTTACTATCTTAACAGCATTTGCAATGTTAGAAAGGATTGTTGCAATACCTGATGCCATTGTAGCTATACCAAGAATACCTTTCCCTGATTCAGCGGATACCATTTTTGCGATCGCCTTACCTGAATTGATGGCGATCTCTGCCAAAGCCAACATTTTGCTTGCCATAGCAAATCCTCTGTCAGACTCCCCAATTTGTTCTGTGAGAGCTACAAGGCCATTTGTCACCTGTTCCATTGCTTCATATTTAGCTTGTTCTATTTCAATCTCCTTATCGCTCAGTTCTTTTTTGGATTCCAGATAAGCATTCTGTGCTTCCAGCTTGCGAAGATTGAATGCTTCTATACTTTCACCTTCCATTTGCTGCAGGCTATCGAGCTCGGCTTTCTTTTGTTCCATCCTTATACGAAGAATTTCCTCTTCGTTATCATATGCTTGTGCGATTTCCGTTTCAAAGCGTATGCGCATGGCTTCCTGTTGCTTGTTGATAATATCCTGCTCATGGGCGGCTATAAGTTCATCCATTTGAGTGTTATATTTAGTTTTGATGGCAAGTTTCATTTTTTCGGTCTGTTCTGTGCTGGAGAGTTCCGCCTCGTATTGTGCCTGTAATTGTTGTATCTTTAACTGATACTCCTGCTCGCTGCCTTCCTTGACCGATTCCAATTGCAGGGATATCATTTTTAAACGGTTCTCCAGCTCTTTTTTCAGCTCCTCATCGGACAACTTGCTAAGCTCCATAGATTTTTGTTGTTCCAAAGCCTTTATTTTGGCGTTGATGGCTTCACGAGCCTTTGCGGTAAGGTTCTCTTCTTGCTTTAAACTGATTTGCAAATCCTCAATCTGCCGGGAATAGTTCAATTCAATCTCTTTCCGTGCTTGTTCTCTCTTGTCTTTCACTAAGGCAAGCATAGCATCTTCTGCTGCCCTTACTGCTTCCAGTTCTGTTTGCTTTGCTTCCTTTGCTTTGTCTGCACCTTCCTGGCGGATAGAGTTTAGGGTGTTTTGCTGCTCTGTCTGACGGCCGTAACTATCTTCCATTAGCTCCTGAAGTTCGTTGAATTGGTCACGGAACACTTTAAGGTCTTCTATCGTACTATCTGATAATCCAAGTTTTCCTATTACTTCATCGGCTGTAATATCACCAGCTTTAATCTGCTCCATCAACTTGCGTACTTCATTGTTCATCTCGGTAAATCCAAGGGTGTTAGCCAGTCTTGCTTCTGCTAGTTCTGTCTGTACGGCAAGGTCCTTCTTCTCAATTTCCGCAGCTTTTTCCGCAGCTTTAATACGTTCCTGTGTGGATAGGGTTTGGTCATCTGCAGCTTTTTTCAGCTTCTCAATTTCAGCTCGGTTAGCGGCACGTGACATGGACAGCATGACTTCCCTCTTGTCTATCTCATTCAAGACTTCTGCCAGCTTCCACGCCTGTTTGGTTTCATTGACTATTTCATCACCGATACCAGCGAATATGGATTTGGCATCATTCCCCGCCTGTTTGAAGTTCCCGGTAAACAGATTCACTAAAGCACTTCCCAACTTGCCTGCCCGGTCTATTAAGACATTTACAGTGGCACCCAGAGCCCCCATTATTTTATTGGCTGCTTCCACGCCCTTCTGTGTTTTGGTGAACCATGATACCAAAGATCCTAAAGCTACAATTAATACTCCAATACCAGTTCCAAGTAGAGCAACTTTCAACAGTTTCAAAACTTTAATCCAGCCGGTTGTGGTGGTCGAAACAGTAAGCATTTCTGTTTTTACTCCAGACAAATAATTTCTTACTCCACCCAAGGAGGTCACCATTACATTTATCTGCTGCACGAACGGGATATTGGCATTGGCGGCTTCCATTATAGCTTCCTTGTAATTGCCAACATTTCGGTAATACCGCTGTGTCTCTTCTTCAGCGCCCTTTAGAGCATCAGTAACCTCATTAATCTTGTTTTTCAATTCTGTGCCGCTAGCACCTTTACGTTCCGCTTCGGATAAAGCATCGTATTCAGCCGTTAGGTTTGACAGTTTGGCACGGAGAGAAACAAGGCTGTTTTCTTGTGCCTTCTCCTGCTTGAGCTGATTTTGCATTGTTTTCGTTATAACACGTATCGAATCATTACAGTCGTTGATATAGGCTTTAGATGCCGCCATTTCTTCATTGTACTGCTGCCTTTTTATGTCTCCAGCCTTTAACTGTTCCTTCAGTTTCGCCTCTGCTTCTTTGGCTTTGTCGATTTTTGTCTGATACTCGGCTATAGCTTTGATAGCCTCATTATAATTCACTTTGATATCAAGTATCTTTTCTACTTTGTCTGCCATAATTTTAGATGTCTAATTGTAATAATTCAACATTTGCTATTCCTGTATTTTCTGCTGTAACGGATAGAATTGCATAATATTTCCCATATTGGGCCAGATATGCTGGAGTGGTCATATCTAAGTCTCTCAAGTCTTTTTCTGTTATTTCTATTTTTTCTTTAATGATTTTGGGGGTATACACTGCATTTTGAAAGCTTGTGTAGAATCTTTTTATGATATCTGTGAACGACAATTGTGTGAAGGTTCCATTTGATAGACCTCCATTGTTTTCCTCGAGAAGTATTCTTGGTTGAACTTTTTGCAGTTCAGCCTTTCCCTCTCCGTCATATTTGTACAATCGTATGAATGCTGTAATTCCTCTCATGTCGCATCCTGCAAATTTCAACTCTGCCATTTCTCTAGACTTCTCTAATGAGCTGATCAAGCAAGTAATTTCTCCACTGTAGTTGCCTTTTACCGTATCATCGTCTTTGTATTTAAGTATATTTCTTTGTGCAAAGCCATCGATAGTGAATTTCATTTCTTTAGGCTTGTTGGCCATATACGATGCTATTACCCGTCTAGTCCAATTGTACGCTTGTTCTTTTTTCTTTATGATATCATCGACAGACATAAATCTTATAATGTTCGTGCCTTCAATAGGATATGCAAATACGCCTAGCATGGTAGATATTGCTTTAATAAAATCAAGCTGTGTCATATCTGGCAAATTTGGTATAATGGGGTAATGACCATTCCCGTTAAGAATACTTTCGTCTGGTTGCTTGGGCGATACAAGGCTGTTTTCCATTCTTAGATTTATGATTCCATCTACACCGTTTGATACGTCTGCAATAAATCCGATATTTGTGAATCCAAACCGGATATCTGTACCTTTGTTTACTGAGTCAGACTCTACACCTTCGAACTCAAACGTAATATTGTAAGAGTTTCCTCCATTGCTTATTATATTCGTATATCCTATGTTGAATATTTCATTGTTCTCTCCGTTCTCAATATAATAAGCTATCATGGCTGCATTGCTGGGATAGAAAGAAGTTAAAGTATGTATTGATACTTTGCCTGAAGCATTGAGCTTTATGGAGTTTCCTTTTGTCTTTATTCCACTAATGAATGTGCCTTCGCTTAGCGAGCTTTTATTTACCGTTCCATAATATGATGAATATTCTTTGTTTTCGAAGTAAAGTTCAATAGGCCCGGTTCCTTGGTTAAGGTAATATTTTGCATTCAACCACAGTTCATTCTTTTGAGAGAATTCCAACCCGTCATTTCTTGTCAGCAATGGGATAAACAGCTTGTTCAAGACTGCTTGCTGTTCACTTGGAAAAATGAATATCACATCATTATCAAGTGATATATGTTCTAAAATCCATGTTGCTTTAACTGCCGGATGATAGGGTAAGTCTTTATCGGCTGAACGTATATTGTAATTTACTTTTGGGAAAAAGAAATCTCCATGACTATCATATTGGCTTACGTTCTTTCCGCTATTCCATTCGATGTAATAATCAGGAAATGGATCATTCCCTTGGCTTTCATAATGCCAACGTTCTTTTAAATCTTGCAGTTTTTTTTCTTCATTGGCAATACTTGAAAATTGTGTTGCGTTTCCCCATATTAATGCGGTTTCAAACACATCAGACGTGCCTATCAAGTATATTTTTGCCCCTTTGATAATTTCTACTCCGTTTCTTATGTATCTAGCGTCAAGGTAAAATGAAGCAACGGAATATTGGCAGGATGGCAGGTCTGCGTGAAGAAATGCAGACTGATTCCTCACTGTGTTTGGAAGTTTAATAGTGTAGCTTGTGTTACTTACAATTTTGCCTATATCGGTGAATATATTATTCTTGTATTTTAATGTGATATTGGTGCTGTCGTCCATATCTACTAATTTGTTGTTGGCACCGACATATAATAATTCATTTCTCATAAGCTCTGCACGTTAGTTTCAGGTAATATAATGTTCGCTTCAAAGTCTTGCAGTGATACCCGCTGTTTGACGAAATTTCCCACAGACACATTTACGGCCATCCATCTGGCGTTACCGTTATCATCATAGCCCATGAACATATCAACAACAGGAGATGTGGCCATTTGGTAAAGGAAGTCATAAGTTATGCTGTCTATTAATGGAGCGCATACGGGAAGTGTCGTTTCTTCCATTTTCCTTTGCTTTCGTCCGCTACCTCCATGGTATCCGTTCTTGTAACTGTAATCCTGCATATTGTTTCTGATGAACTCTCCGTCATTGGATACCTGCGAAGTCTCGTCTCCTTGCATGAATAGCCAGTAACACCACATTCCATGGCGGTTGATCCATCTCAAGTATATTCCACAGTCTGAATTGTCAACCTTACAAGTGATCTTTGTGGCCATATTGAGCAGCCCTCGGAAGGTGAAATCAAAGGTGTGGTCAAAAACAGATGCTGCCGTATTACTTCCAGGTAGATAAAACTCCACCCTGTCTGAAGCATCTATTCCAGCAAGAATGATATTCCATGCATTTTGTCCTGATAATGCGATAGGGGAGCTTTCGGAACCATCTATAGTTACTTTTACATTCCCTGATGTTGCAGAGTATAAGCCTACAGAGAATGGGTAGTTTTTGAACCATGTCAGCACTCGGCTTCCATTATACTGCTCTCCAACCTTACTGGCTCCCCACAATATGAATACGTTGAACTGGAAGCTGTTTTCAAGTGTTCCTGATTCGTTATACATATCAAGCTCTATGCTAAACAGACGTCCTAACTTACTATCTTCGGCGTGAGTTGACTTGTAATCGACTTCTCTGTATTCGTCAAAATAGCTCTGCGTATAGAATGATAGGTCAAAGAAGCAGGAACCACCGAACGTCGCTCTGTTCTCTCTGTCTGATGTGGCTGTGGTGGTGTCCGTTACCGTTGCAGTAACAGATTGATAGTTTCCGCCAAGGATATTTATTATCACAGGATTAAAGCAGAATCCTATTTGGTCAGGATATTCAATTGTTGTATTATCTATCGTATGTGTTCTCATTGTCGAAATTCAGATTTATATGTTCAACTTCTGTTTCATATATAGCCGATACCCTGCTAGCTATATTGTCCACGGTATTTTCTAGATCACGGGAATAGATTTCCTCATGTTTTCTGTTTCGGTATAGTTCCGTTCCTTCCTTGGCTATCTTTCTAGCGACAAGGTAGGCGAAGGAATCGGGCTTCTTTACTTGTATACCCTTATCTTCCACCCATTGGCGGATAATCTTGTAAAATCCTTTCGGGACGTTCCCTGGTCCACGTCCGGTTTCTAGTACAGCGAATGCCTGCCTGCCCCACAAAACGCCTCCGTCCTCCGACATTTCTACTTTCAGACTGCCCTTTGTCCTTCCACTGGCTACTTGTCCGGCTGCTTCATGGTTGGCTATAATTCGCTTGCGTAACGCTTCCAGCTCTTCACCTATTATTCTTAGGGTTCCGGCTTTAGTTTCTGCTGCCATATACAATCTCTTTCACGCTCTTGTTGCAAATAACAGTACCCATTATCTCTTCTAACTTAAGTTGGATAACTATTCCGGTTACATTAACATCCAGCTTGTCATAGAAAACAGAATAAGGGATATCTCCTGATATTTCTTTGAACATCCCACTCCTGTTCAATAGCAATATGAATTCTTTGGCTTTATTCTTGCATCCTTCTATCACTGCATCATTTTCTGTGCCATCAAAATCGAACTTGGTTTTATCCATGAATGCCATCATACAGTTAGGGCAGTCTCTTAACTGCTGTCTGCCTAGATTAAAAGTTCCGCTTACAGGAAGGAGATTAAGCACTGCCGGCAATTTAATCTTGTCCAGTCTTATATTGGCTGTTTGCCAGTTGTCAAAAAGGTAACTTACACCCTCCATGGAGTCTACTATCTTTTTAATTTTTTGCTCTACCGTCATTTCTTCTTACTTAATATGTTTCTTAATCTACGTTCGAATCTTACTCTTTTGGCGTCCATGTCAAGACATTTATATACTCTGACCCATGGCACGCTGTCTACTTCTGCATGATCAGTGATACCCATGCGCTGCGCATAGTAATCAATCATGCCGAAAGGTCCAAAATTTAGCAATTCGGATCCTGCTTGCTTCTCTTCGGGTGTGGGTGGTACATTAGTCGACGCGAATAGTTTATTTATTCGTTCAACTTCTTTGGCCACCCATTGTACGAATCCCAGTACATCGCTAGCTGGAAGTTGGGATATATAACGTTTACTCAGCCCCATCAGTACAGTACAGGGAACGAACAAGATATCGTGTTCTGTTTCGATGGATTGCAGTTGCATCAGTTCTCCCATATTTATGTCGTTTAGGGTATCTGGTGTCTTATACTGCCCTAGTTGATAAGGTTTTCTCAGTTCATCCAACTTGGTTCTAATGACCTCGGGTTCGGTGGCAATGCTGCTTATTGTCAAAAATTCTTTTACTGTCATATCTTTCCTATTTTTGCTTTTGGTCGTTTGGGTGTTGGTTTGATGCGGAATATCATTGCCATTATCAGCATATCAAGGTAATCTGTGGAATGACCTAATATTTCTTTCATTTTTTCTTTGCTGATTATTCCTTTCTTCCGTGTGTCTGCATCAATATGTGCTTGTTTGAGAACTGACAATTCTTCAATGATCCGTTCTCGCTGTGCTTCCGTGCATACGATACGAAGCAATCGATTGTTAATCATCTCAGCCAGTTTGAAGGCACACTCTGATTTCAAATTGTCAAATTCAGGATTAATAGGTCGTGCTCCTCCATGAAACTCCTTGATACCGTTCAGATAGCTTTCAAGATAGTTTCCCAATCCGTCAGAGTCCGCAATCATCTTACTACGAGGAATTGAGCATTCTATCATCATCCGCTTCAGGTCTGTTTCAATGGATTTTCCAGTACTGTATTCCTGATCCAGTTTGATAAAACACACATTCCCTTTCCAATGACCGGCGATAAATCTGTCTCGTCCCTTCATTGCAAGGTCTGCAGAACCGGTAGATTCACCTGCAGGAGCAATGAACTCATTCGTGAACAAGTCACAGATAGCGTCGTAGTTACACAGGGCAGTCGGGTCATTATCATACTCCCAATTGCCGAAATATAGGCGTTCCTTTGTTACCCGGTCTTTTGTGTTTCGAAGACTTTCGATGTAGTCTTCTGTTGCCCAAGGATTATCCTGCACCAAAGCTTGGATAAATGCATAAGGAGCTTGTAATTTGTCTTCTTTCCAGGGCTTGTAGAATTCACGGTATAGCCAGTTTTTCTTCGGGTTGCAGGTGATAAGTATCTTTCCGGGTACATGGTATACATCGTTCATGTGGCGGCCGATACGGGTTTTCAAGACTTCGAAGGCAAGGTAGTGCACTTCACCAGCTTCCTCTATCCATCCTCCTGTATATTCCTTAGACCCCAATCGTTCATACATCGGATCTTTCACCGGATAATACGTCAAGTCAATATAAACGATTTCACTTCCGTTGTCGAAGGCTATCCCTTCATTTGTTGTCTTGTATGCCGTGAAGCTGTGAGAAGATGCTACCTTATTGAAGGTCACGGTAACGGACTCACGGCTATCCTTCAAATTATTTCGGCCAACAAACCAGCGAGTACCGGGAAGATAGTAGGCACATTGCATCAGCCATTCACAGCCTAGCCATGATTTACCACCACCTCCGGCACCACCATACAATAAAAATTTCGTTTTGCTGTCACGAAGAAAATTGTATGCCAATCGCTGTTTTAAGTTAACCTTTTGCTCCATATCACTTCAATTTGTCAGCTTCGGGAGTATAGGGAAGAAAGTCAAATCCGTTGAAGGGTTTGCCTTGTGTTGTATGATCCACTTCCTGTTTGTCGGACAACCCTAGCTTTCGGGCTATAATGTTTGCATTGAAAGCGCCAACACAGGCTCCTTCAAATTGTTGAGTCTCGATGGTTTCTTCCACCCGCGCGATGACGTGCAAAAAATCTTCATCATTTTTTTTCATGCATTCACTTCTGAAGCTACTCCACCAACGTGATGAAGTACCTAGATAGATACATAATCCGGTGAGAGAGTAGGGGCGCTGTGTAGGTGAAACTTCTTGTTGTGTTTGCTGTTCATTAACAGTTTCTATTCTTTTACCTTTTTTGCGTCTAACAGGCATGGTACGTTGTATAGCCTTTCTTGTTGTCCATGGGTTTTCATCACACCATTGGAAATATTCGCACGCCGCCTCCCATAACGCTTCAGGCGTGGTGAAGAGTTTATCCCTGCCATGCTTGCTGCGTAACATCCAAAACTGATTTCCTTTAGGTGCTGCCATTGTTTATAGTGTTTTAAAGATTGGTATAATTTCTTTGTCCAAATCCCATTTGCGATTATTGGGAAGAGGAAGTGTGAATTCATATTGCAACGCTTTCAGATAATCACTCTTACTTGCGCTCCTTCCGTTGGTTGATGCTACTTGAAATGACGAACCTCTTAACTCTTTTTCTGGGCTTATCTTCATTCCTTTATCGAATATGTTAAAATCCTTTCCGATGTAAGCTGTGTTTAATCTGACGATGTCAGCTGTGGAATGATAATGCTGGAAGTACCATTCACCAAAACGGAAGTTGGCTGTGAAGTTCTTTGCGTCAAGAAATACGGCTTTAGAACGATGGTCGTGTGTTTCCTTGCGTTCAGATGATTTCTGGGCGAACAGCAGCGGAATGCCAGACCAGAATATCATTCCTCCGGGCTTGCATAATGCTGATAACGAAAGTAAGACATTCTTTTCATCCTCTTCTGAGTTCACAGAGTTCAACACGCTATCGCACACAACCACATCGTACAGCCCGTAGTCCGACAAGGTCTTGCATATGGAAGCACAGTCTTGCCTGATTTCCTTTTCATCAATGATGTCCGCTCCATCTTTGCGGTGGAAGAATTCAATGGCGTCAATGAGATAGCCTTTTTTCTTCAGTATGGTTGCGTAATCCTTTTGTCCGGCACCGAAATCGAGTATGCGCATATCCTTGGTGATGTATGGTATAACCTGCGTTTCATACAACGTTGAATGGCTACGCTTGCTTGGAACCCCGTTCTTTTGCCGTAGCCGTGCCTTTTGGGCAAAAGACTGTATATAGGTCTTTCGTTCCAGATGGGAATACTCGAACACTCCATATTCCTTAGAGAAGTATTTGAGCGCGATTTCTTCTTTCCCTTCTGGAAGGACATATACAAGTAGGTCCATACCTAATAGTTTTACCGTTTTGGCATATACTGTTGAGATGATCACTTTCCCGGTATGGTCACATACGGCATTTGCAAACTGGCCGTAACGGAGAATCATTTTCGTAAGGTCAACAACACGTGAGTTGTTTCCTCCTTTGGAAAGAATGGAGATATCTTTGTTGGATACAGTATAAAATCCTTCTGTTCCTTTAGGAAGACTTACATTGATTTCTGGTTGGATTTCCGACAACTCACATTCCGCATAGTTGTGAAGTTGGTTGAACCTTACTTCATCGGTGGAGTTTACACCGTCAAGAATAAAGGCTGGAACATGGGTATACCCAAGCAGCTTCATTGTCTTTGTACGTTGGTGTCCTGCCATGATACGTTTATCCGATTGACGTATGATGATCGGTTTGATAATGCCTAATTCCTTGATGGATTTTTTTAAATCTTCTTGTGCTTCATTAGTGAGCAGGCGTGGGTTATATTCTGCCGGGTTCAATATTGATATGTCTATGTATTCCATCATAAGCCAAGTAGATTATTAACAAAACCAACCATTACACCGTTCTCATCCAAATATTCAGAAGCCCGTGCTTTCAGTGCTTCCAGTTCGCTTTCACTGACTGGAATCTTATACCCCTCAAATACTAAATATTTGATATGAGCTCCGGCTTCATAGTTTGCGTTCTTGAGTACATTATGACTGTCTTCTATATCTTCTGAAAAATCTGTCGGATCAGGAAAGCTGATGCCTTCCATACCCCAATTAAGCAACTCGTTACAATCCCAGTCAAACAACTTGGTTATGTCCCATTGTCCGTTGTTAACGTTATCACGTATGATTAGCTCACGTTCCCTTTCCTCGGTCAGGTTGGGAATAAGAACGGTCGGTACTTGTTGCATACCTAGCGATATACAGGCATCATACCTTTGGTTTCCGGCTATAATGATCAATTCGCCAGTACGGTCTGACAGGATGATCGGTCGGGCTTCGAAATAATCCGGATTGTTTCGGATTGACTCTTTAAGTTTGTCTAGCTGTTCATCCGAAATAGTTCTTGGATTGTTTTCCAGTTTCTTCAGTTCCTCTAGTTTTCTGTAAATAATTTCCATAATTGCTTTTTTTGCGTTACAGAAACGAAGGTACTTAATAAGGGAGCTAAGGGGAAAAATGAGGAAAACAAAGTACTGACACGGCTTGTCAATACTTTGTTATGTGTGTTATAATTCCTTTGTTGATATCAATGCCGAATTGCTGGTAAGATAAAGAATTACAGGAAAGTATTTCACTGGTAACCTGTAAAGTCTTGCATTCTTCTTTGATGAACGTTAATATGAAAAGTGGGAAAGATAGATAATGCTTTTTGCAGATTTTTGGAACGGAGTAGAAACGTGACTTTACTTGTTTTCGTTTTCATTTCCATTGTAGCTATCCTCTGATAATCACATATCTTCCGGCGGCTATTTCACTTCTATACTCGACAGAATAGCCTTTGTCTATAAATGCTCTTATGACATTATCGTGCGCCAACTCCGAAATTTGGTGTCTGTCTTTAGCGTCACTTCCAGTATTTTTTGCCCAACAATGAGGCCAGTTATTTCCCCATCCTACGCCATAATGAAAGTAAACACATTCACCTTTCTCTTTGATTTCCGAGAGGATGAAAGATGCAAGTGCGTCTTCCTCGGATTTTCTTCTATTTGATTTTGGTATTTCTATTGTCAACATACTGATTTATTTTTAGCGTCCAACCATTTGTCCCGTCTTTCTCTACACGCCTCTAAGGTAGGCGCACAACAAGCAAAGAGTTCACCACTTTCAGTACGGTAGTCGTACTGGTACATTCTCACTCTCTTTCTGCCTAACTTCGTTGCGTAGGTAGTGTAATTCTCTTTGCCGGGCTGGCATACGCTGCAACCTCTTTCGTCGTTAATTGAGTTCATAATCATTTATCAATACTTACTTAGTAATTTGTAAAACATTCGCCTTTTCTCTATGTATTTAAGACCGTTTCGTCTAAGACCTCGCTTTGATTTTGATACAGTCATTTGGCAACCTGCAACGCCAACGTAGATGCAATTTGAATGATGCCTTTTA